CTTCGTGACGTACTTAGCCTTCAAGGTGCAAGCCAACGGGCCGCGAGCCTTACAGGCTTTGCCAGTCTTGGCTTCCAAGAACTCGGCGGTCGCTTCGCTGACCGGCAGGAAGTTGCCAATCTTGCCAGCTTCATTCCGCATTGACTTTGTGCCGCAGAAGAGTTCATAGAACGCTCCGCTGGCCCGTTCGTACACAAGGAACGTCAGCCCATACATGCAGCCCGAATTGGGGGTCTTGCCGAGGGTTTCAATCTCTTGAAACTGTGCGGTCGCAGGGTCGTAGTTCGTAATGATTGCGTCGTGGTCACGCATATCAAGGGCTTTGGGGCGACAGCAAAGGGGGAGAATATCGATCTCCACGCCCAAATCTTCGATGTTGTCGTCACTATGTGGCACACCATAATGGCCAGGGGCAATCAAACCCTGGTCGATGGCTTTACCTTTAGTGTATAGTTGAAGCCGTTCAAGGTACTCGCTGGACTTTGATAGTCCAAGAAACACTTCGGATGCCGTGTTGATTCCAAGAGCCGGGAGGCCAGCAACGTCTTTCACTGCAATTTCATTCTTCGCCATAATAACAGAGTCTCCAAAAACAAAAGGGTTAAAACTATCCCCGACGGGGGAACTAAGTCTAATACGTACAGTGCAAATCATGTGCCAAAGTCTATGTCTTTTAGGTCTTTTCTCTTCATATACCGGGTGGCCCGGCGTTGTTGTCCGGCCACTTTTCGGGCTTTGGCTTTGTCCAGAGATATAACGTCAAGATGTAATACCCACTCTAGGGCAAGTTTCCATACCTCTAAAGGGGCAAGGTCTTTATCTGGTGTTAATATCCTTGGGGCTTCAAACAGGTTATTGATTTCAGTTCTGATCTGATTGATTGTCCGTAGCCTTGGCTTCGCCTTATCTAAAGCTACATGGCTTACATACCGCATCAGTTTGCCTTGTTTAAGGGATTCGTGGAAGTCTTTGACAAACTCCCGAACAAACTTAGTAAACTCACAGACGGGCATCCCTGCCGCTTTGGGCAGTAGATCGTCTTGCACCCGGTATGGCAGCTTGGCTATTAAATACGCCGACCCCAGTGGTATTCGCTCATCATCAAGATGTTTTTTTGCATCCTCAGATAAATAGTTCAGTTTAAGCATTTGCTTAATCCACATTGGTCGCTTGTGTAGGCGCACGGCGAGCGCGGCAATAGACAATTCTGGGTCGGCTACAAGGAACGACTTCAAGCGGGCCGCATAGTCACTAGGTTTAGTTTCCACGCGAATGGAGTTGGCTTCTACTTGCCAGTCTTGAAGATCAACATCGGTTGCATTCTCTTTTATAATGCAAGGGACCGACGTTAATTCCAGATCGAGCGCGCAGCAAAAACGGTGAACGCCTTCAATAATCTCGTACTTACCGAGTTGTCGGTAAGAGGGGCGAACACACAAGGAACAAAGAAAACCGTGCGCATGAATAGAGTCCCGTAGCTCCAAGTAATCCAAACTCGTCTTGTCCACTAGGCGTAGTAGAACATAAGGTGGTACGATCTGGTCAACTGATAGATTTTGTAGTATTTCCATAGGTACAAACACCGCAGTATTCCACAGTCGAAAAGGGCCGAATGTTATTGACGAAATTTGAAGGGTGGCCACAGCGGAATCCGGCCCGCTGGCAATTACACTCTTCACTCTTAAAAACGAAATATTCGCGGAATGGGCATTGATGCCAAACTGGAATCAGCGTCCACATATCTTTGCCTTTAATATAACCGTCTGGAATCTCGGGCGGTTTTCCACGGTGCGGAAAGACCAGCGTACCATCAGGCATCACTCTTGGCAAGTTCATATAAAATCTCTCCCACACTAATAGTCGCAGTTCGGAGGGAAATTTCATGTGACAAAAATAAAAATTAGCAAAATCCCCATTGGTGGTACGTGTCATCAAAATGATACACCCCTAATAACGGTGCGCGATACTTAACTAATCCGGGTCATAAATCATATTCGCCCTAATTTACGGGTCCAAACGCATGTTGCTGATTTATCAGCTTTTGAAAAAAACTCTTTCGTAGGATTTTTCACAGCCTTAAAAAGGAGCGCGCTATTATCAGGAGATAGTTTTTTTCAAAAGTTGATAAATCAGCTAAGTGCAATAACCCCTTATCCTGTAAGGGTTTACGAGTTATGACCCGGATTAGTTAAGTATCGGTTGACCCCATTAGTGGGGCTGAAAGAAATTTATTTTTTTTCGTGTGATTTTCCCGACCCATCTGCGACTATTAGTATAGACAGCACTTTAACACGCAGAGAGCCGAGCAAAATGAAACTAACTGAACAATTGACCCGCTTCTTTGAGATCGTGCCACACAATAACCCAAGGGTTGCTGGATGGTATAACCCCTCTATGGAAGTACAGGTTCTAGTTTCCGCTGCCGGTGGCGAAGCTGTCGCTGGTAAGAACGGAGTATATAGTAGTAATGAGAAATGCTACGACTGGTACAATGTCCGTATGCCGAAGAATGCCAATTCGGAGCCGATTGATAACGACCATGATCTTCGTTATCCATTAGATATTCATGCTGACAGCATTGGTTTGACCGGATGGAATTGGGTAGATAAAAAATCCGTCCGTATTGGGTTTGATTATGACTCAATCACTGGCCATGCCGAAGGTGTCGGCGTTTCTGATGAACAGTTGGACCTAGTGACAGCCAAACTGAACGATATTCCACAGGCGTTGGTCCTGCGCAGCACCGGTGGTTCTGGGTTACACGTCTATTTTGAGTTTGACCCAGAGAATTTACCAACAACCAACAATCATACTGAACATGCGGCTTTGGCTCTCGCCTGTCTCAAGGAAATTTCCTTGCAAGTCGGATTTGATTTCCAAGCCGGTATGGATGTTGGTGGTGGAAACATGTGGGTTTGGGCCAAACGTACTACTAAAGAGAGTAATGGCCTAACCACAATTAAGGATAATGTTGACGCTAATGGACAGCGTGTTTACTTAACACCACCTGCAAACTGGGAAATGTACGTCGATGTCGCGAATCGTAAACGTACAAAGGTCCGAATTGCTGGCCTTTCCGACTCCGATCAAGAAGATTTAGAGGGCAAGGCGGCAGGACAGAAATTAGCCTTCGACGATAAACATCGGCAGATTATTTCGGAGTTGACTTCCTATGCCAACTATACGACGATTGTTGTCTCGGAACACAAACTAGTTCAAACCCACACACGACTTTTGAAGGAATTATTTGACTCCAAGGCTGATAGTGACGACCCAATCCTCGGTAACTTCAATACCAACTCGACTGGCAAACAACCTGGGCAGCCAAATTGTTTTATGTTCCCGCTGGCTGACGGCGCATTCCGCGTACTGAGATTTGGAAAAGGAACAAACGAGTTGCCTTCATGGAAATGCGACAAGACTGGGTGGACTTACTGCTATTACAATCAATCATTAACACTAGACGGAGCAGCCTCGGCCTTTAACGCATTGCAAGATGACGTTAAGGGCGGTGGCTATAACTTTCCTGATGGACCTAGCGCAATTTCAGCCTTGCGATCAATGGGTCACAACATTGAAATTCCTGATGAAATAGTTGATCGGGAAGTTCGGCTTGCACAAGCAAAGGGTGGAAAATTATTAGTTGAAATTTCTAATAAAGACCCGTTGAATGACAAGAAGGATTTGCCAGGAGAACCACCATTTGGTTGGCTCCGTAAGCAAGGAAAGTTTTACAAGATTTTTGCAATCGACGTTCGATCAACAACCACTGTCCCGATTGAAGTCGAAGATATGGATAAGAAGGTGCGAGCCTTGATCTCAACAGATCAGAAGGCCGCTGGATGGATGGTCAACCATACGTCTGGCAGTTGGATTTCAACTAACAAAGATGATAGCCGTTCGCGTTTGAAAGCGGCTGGCTATGGTGATGCAACAGAAGCAGCATTAGGAGAGGCGTTTATGAACGCCTGGACTCTGGTGAATATTCCTTTTCAAGATGAATTTCCTGGCAACAGACAATGGAATCTACACGCCCCTACTTTGAAATATAAGTCGGAGCCGTATGACCCAGGTGTGTCGCCGCACCCGCACTGGGATATGATCTTAGAGCACGTGGGTAAGGATTTGAATGGCCCATTGAAAGAACTTTCCTGGGCGCGTAAGAGTGGAATCTTTACCGGCAAAGATTATTTGCAATGCTGGATTGCCTACATGATTCGTGAACCATTCACGAAGCTACCCTACATCTATTTGTGGGGAAACCAATGCACAGGAAAGTCGATGCTGCATGAAGCTATTCGCCGCCTAATGTCTGGCGGCTACGTTTCGGCTGACAGTGCTTTGACAAACACCAGCGACTTCAATGGGGAACTTGCGGGAGCAGTATTATGTGTTGTTGAAGAAAAGAACATCACTAAGAATGCGGCCCAAGTTTACAATAAGATCAAAGAGTTAGTTACATCCGAGATCATTTCAATCCATGCGAAGTACAAACAACCAGTACAACAAAAGAACTCAACACACTGGATTCAGTGTGCAAACAAGCGAGATAGTTGCCCGATCTTTTCGGGAGACACGCGAGTGACGATGATTGCCGTGGAAAAATTTCAAGTGGACGAAATTCCGACACACAAGATGTTTGAGTTCTTGGATGCGGAAGCCCCGTATTTCATGTACACGTTGATGAATACGTCACTACCCGATATTGACCATCGGTTGAAACTTCCGGTAGTTGATACGTCCAGCAAGGAACAATTGATTCTTGCTAACATGAGTGCCTTGGAAAGTTACATTTCTACGAATTGTTTCCTCGTCCCTGGCTACAGTATCGAACTCGATATACTTGTGGACAAGTTTTTATCGGAATTAAGCGGTAACGAAAAGGATTTATGGGACCGGCAAAAAGTTATCAGCAATCTGCCTAACGAGTGTATCATTGGAAAGGCGAACGGAGTATTTTATATTGGGAATATTTCCTACACCCCACAGCCAAATAATCGTCCAAAACTAATTAGCAAAGATGGAAATTTGATCTTGGCATCGGACGGAGGTAAAGCATAATGGACTATACAATAAAAGTGTACCGAAGATTTGGCAGTGACCGGATTCGTCTAGTTGCTGAAATAGATTGGTCTGGCGAATTTACTAAAAATCCGACCCGGTTCGCACGTCGGCATGGCGGCGACTTCATTGAAGTTAAATCCAAAATGACCCAGCGTTTTGGCGACGATGACTATGGCTACCTTAACTTTTAATTGGAGAAAACGATAATGGCTAGGAAGGGTGGCGTTAAGACTGTGTTTAAGGCACTGGGTGCAAAATGCCATCCAACTAAACCACTGTATGCACAGGGTAAATGTCGAAGTTGTTATGAAAAACAACTTCGTAAACTCAACCCAGAATTTGCAGAACGGCAGCGAGAAAATCAACGCCAATGGGTATTACAACACCACGAACGTAAACGTGAATCAGATAAAGCCTACCGTGCTAAATTAGACCCGGAGTATAGGCGGGCACGTAGTCTATGGTCTAACCATCGAATTACGGTTGCACAGTACACGGCCATCCTAAAAGAACAAAAAGGCCGCTGCGCAATATGTGGTAGGAAACAGAGACGCCATTTAGCAGTGGACCATAACCACAAAACTGGTGAAATTCGAGGGTTACTCTGTTTTCGCTGCAACTTTGGGTTATCGTGGTTTCAAGAAGATGCACAAACATTGAAACAAGCCAGTAAACATGTCACTAAATGTATTAACTTGGAGAAATATCGATGACGAGAAAATTTGTATTAAAAGACTCTGGTAGTAGATCAGAGTTTACGTCTGGTGCGGTTAGGGATGCCCAAGAAGGTAAAGGTCGCATGGACCTATTGCCTATTCGTGCAATAATTGCCGTGGCACAAATCTTTGAATCCGGGGCTAAAAAATATGCCCCTAATAATTGGCGAAAGGGAATCCCATTAAGTCGGTATATGGATTCTGGTATGCGACATACCGTGAAATATCTTCGTGGCGATAAGGACGAAGATCATCTACATCAAGCAATCTGGAACTTCATGTGCCTAAGTGAAACACAAGGCATGATTGAAGAGGGTAT